CCTGATTTCCAGTTAGCTTGGCCTGAATACCAAATCGCGCTCAGGGCTCAACTAGTGAAGGTCGACCTGGGCGCTGAGGCTCTAGGCCTGACATTAAAAACTCTTGTACGTGAATGGGTTTATAAACCAGTGCAGGTTCATATGTCCCGTATCGCAAAGGGTGAGCCAGCCAGACCCACGATGATAGATACTGCTATGAGTTCATTGAGAACCAGAAATCTTGGCGTACATCATTTGGGGGAGATCACTGACTGGAATGCTCATGTTGCGGACAACTTCTTTTTCTTTGCGGACACTATGTTCACTCCGGAGCACTTCTCAATGCACAGAGCTTTCATTCGTGATAAGGTTGCAAACGACTCACGAACTTTTGGGAAGGTTGGTGAGCAAATGACTCCGCTTAAGCATGAAAGATACATGCTGGCTGAGCTCAGACTTTTCGAGCAAATGGATCACAGTCAACTTGTCACAATATTGAAGCAGCGTGTGAAGGAGCAAGCCATAAATCGGAAGACAGGAGAGCAGCAAACGGTGTTTTTCTTAACGCCTGGAGATGCCTTATGCACTGTTGTGTTTATAAAGGAGGTAGCACTCCGTATCGATTCCCTATGGGCGGACAATGTGATAAGTGGCGATATGAAAAACGACGAACAGATAGCTATACGAATTTCAAAATACGTCAAGCCTGGTACATGGGGTAATGAATACGCTTACATGGCTGATCAGTCATCGTTCGACAAGTCAGAAATTTCGGGCGCGACAGCGATCGAGCGTTATATGTATAACTACGTTGGTGTCCCACAGGCCTGGAGTGACAAGTGGTTCGGGCTAAATTATAGGATTAGATCCAGATTTTTAGCTCTTGGGCTGTCGTTAGTGTTATCTGAGTCACGAAGAAGTGGCTTTTCTAACACATTGCTTGGGAACAACTGTGTGACTACCTTTACTGATATAGTCCTTAAGAAGGTCACACGAAGTATGCTACGTGTGATCTGGTTCCAAGGCGACGACGTCTGGTTGATGCTCGAAAAGGGTGCGCAAATTGATCCGAACGCCTCATCAAAGAAAGCGTGGTTGTATAATTTGATTGAAAAGAACCAATGCTATAAGTGGGGTTATTATAACTGTTCTAGGTTTATAGTTGAAGTTGCGGGGAAGATGGAAATAATATATGATCCGATAAAGATGATCGGAAAACTTACACGACCTTTGACGACTGGGGAGTATCGTGATATCGAAGAAAGATTTATCTCTTATGTCACGTTGATAGCCGGTTACAGCGATCCGCGAACCGTTACGGCAATGACTATGGCAGTGTGGGAATATTATGGTATAAAACCTGAGATAACAATCGACATCATGGCCTTGATGAGAAGTGTTCTTAGGAAAAAAGAGTTGTTTGTCTCAGTGTGGGACAATCACCCCGTTGAAATTTAAATCTCTCAGTATCAAGAGGTATTCTGATAACGCGCTCACCTTGCGTCTGACCTATAGGGCAGTTTTAAGGCACACACTCTTTAAATTTCTAATCACCGAGGTGATTTTTCTTGGAAAGGTTAATTTTTCTATTAGGAAATTCGCATGAG